TTAGGAAAAGCAACTAAGTATATTCCTGAAAAACTTGCACCAAAAGATCCAGAAACTGGAATGATATTAACACCTAATGCATATGATAACCAATTTATATTAACTGAAAACGATATGCAAGATGGTGCTACAAGCAAAATACAAGTAGAACAACCAGATATTCCTAGTGATAAATATCTACAAACATATATGACTTATCTTGATCTATGCTTACAAGGATTAATAAGTCCAAGTACATTAGGAATTGATACTAAGAAGATACAAGATGCTAATGCACAATATGAAAGACAAATGGAAAAAACTACAATGTATACAAGACAAGGTATTATTGAAGCATTAACTGATTTTATTCCTAAAGTAATAAATACTACACTAAAGATGAAAAAACAGCTATTAAAACAGCCAGCTGGTGATGACATGAAAATGGAAGTAAAATTTAGTGAATATGACAGTCCAAGTTTTGATAGCCAAATAGAAACAATAGGTAAAGCTAAGAGTAATGGCATTATGAGTGTAGAAACATCAATAAAAGAATTATATGGTGATTCTAAAGATGAAGAATGGATTAAAGATGAAGTAAAACGTGTTAAAGAAGAGCAAGGTATTGTAGATGCATTAGAGCCAGCTATAAATGAAGATTTAGATTTGTAGGTGATAACCTATGAATGATTACAATATAAAAGAATTGTATGAAGAAATGGAAATGCATCTCATTAAGAGTATGCAGAGAAATTTATCAAGACACTTAAAAGAAGAATCAGAAGTAGGTTTTGAATATCCACAGTGGCAAGCTATTAAACTAAAGGAACTTAAGAAATATCAAAGAGAAAATCAAAAAATAGTTAAAAGATATACTTTAGGATTAGATAAAGATGTATCAGAACATCTAAAAAAGGAATTAAAGCAAGGATCATTACAAGCTATTAGAGAATATAATAAAACTCATAAGAATAAATTAAATGCTGATAAAATGATGACTAAGAGCTTTTTTAAGACTAATCAAAGGAAGGTTAATAATTTAATCAAAGTAGTAAATAATGACTTAGGAAAAGCCAATATAGGTGCTTTACGAATGATGAACGATCAATATCGACAAATCATTCATAAGAGTGCCTTTTTTGTTGGCAATGGAGTTATGACAGAAAAACAAGCTACTGAGATGGCGATAGATGAAATATCATCAAAGAAAGAAACAATGAAAGCAGTTGATGAAGCTAGTAAAAGTTTTCTTTCTGGTGGACTTAATTGTATTGAATATAAAGATGGTAGAAGAGTAAATATTGCATCTTATTCAGAAATGGCAGTAAGGACTGCTAGTCTAAGAGCTCATTTAATGGGTGAAGGTGATTTTAGAAAAGCAATAGGTAGATCATTGGTTCAAGTAACGACACATGGTGAATCGTGTGATGGATGTGCTAACTGGGAAGGTAAAATACTAATTGATGACGTATATAGTGGTGGTAAGCCAGATGGTAAACACACTTTACTAAGTGAAGCTATGGCACAAGGATTATTCCATCCTAATTGTAGGCATGGTCTTACAACATATTATGAAGAATTAGATGGAGTAAAGTATGATGAACCAGAAAACGATATTCAAGAAGAATTACAAGAGAAAATAAATTATTATGATAGACAAGAGAAAAGATTCGATAGATTGCATAATGGAAGCATTGATCCAGATAACAGAAGAATATATAAACAAAGAGAAAATGTTTATGAAAGCAAAAAAGATAATTATATAACTATAAAGAATGATATGTCATTATATGATGATGTAACGAATGAATGGTTAAGTAAATCTAATCTTGATTATCAAGAAGTAAAAAATGCTCCAAGTGTATTAAAAAATGGTAAAAGATATAAAGTTAATAATAAGAATAAAATCATTCTCGAAAATAGAGAAAAAGAAAACGGAGAGTGGTTTGTTAAAACATTTGGTGGAAGAATCGAGTATTTACCAGTTATTAACGAAGATGAATGTGTTGAATGTGCTGATTATATGTATTATAAAACAAAGTATTCTAAAGGATTATTTTTAGAAGAAAAAGAAACTCATGAAAAAGGAAAAGGCATTTTTTATCATGCATTAGAAAGTAAAGAAAATCAAGCCGATACTTTTTTAATTGATTGTACTGATTCTAAATTTACAAATGAAGAAATATACGAAAGATTAAATCGAGTATTTAAATATAGAGAAACAAAATATGTAAAAACAGTTATTATAAAAAGAAATGATAAACTGTTTGGAGTATTTACCAGAAAATAAAAAAAGAAGTGACACCCTCTGGACATTCAGTGAGGCCACTTCTTTAATGACAACATTATATCATAAAAACGTATAATGTGTCAAATCGGAGTATAGCATAATTTGGTAGTGCACTAGTTTTGGGAACTAGATCGTAAAAGTTCAAATCTTTTTACTCCGACCATATTAGTATATGTAATTCAAGATGTAGAAATACATCTTTTATTATGTCCGAAACGTGAAGACATTAAAAGCATTGGAATAGTCATACAAGACTTTAAAAAGGAGATCATACCATGGAAAATGGAAACCAAACACCAGCTGTTGCAACTGGACAAAATGCAACACCACAAAATACTGCAGTTCAGAGCAGTAATGCCATTGATTATGACAAGATTCAATCAATGATTGATACTCGTAATCAAAGAAATGAACAAAGTATTTTAAAGAGTTATTTTCAACAACAAGGATTAAGTGAAGAAGAAGCTAAACAAGCTATGGATTCATTTAAATCTCAAAGAGAAGAAAATAACAAAAAACAAGTAGAGGACAATAAGAATCTGCTTGATCGAGCTACTAAGGCAGAGAATGAACTAATGCAAAGTAGAATTGAGAATATTGCATACATTCAGTCTCAAGAATTAGGAGTAGATATTAAAACATTGCCTTATTTAACTAAATTAGCCGATTTCAGCAATGTTAAGAATGAAAAAGGTGAAATAGTTCCAGAGAAGGTAAAAGAAGCATTAAATAAGGTATTAACTGATGTACCTAGTTTGAAATCAGAAAAAAGTGGTGAAACTGTAGGTGTAAAAGTTGGTGCTGATGCTTCAAGTGGATCACAACCTAGTGGAAATCTATTTGGATTTAATTTCACAGGTGTGAGAAAGCATGATTAGCCATAAAAAAGAAGGAGAGTGATAATAATGGCAGCATTAAATTATGCAAAAGAATATGCTAGAGAACTAGCACAAGCATATCCATATACATTATATTTTGGTGATATTTGGAATGCTATTAAACCAGATGTTAAATTCTTGGATAACAAAACAGTTGAAATTCCAAGTCTAACAACTACTGGTCGTGTAAATGGTGATAGAGATACTATCGGTACATTTGCTCGTAATTTTGATAATAGTTGGGAATCAAAAACTTTATCAAAACATCGTACTTGGGGTACTTTAGTTCATCCAAGAGATATTGATGAAACTAACAAAGTAGCTTCAATTGCTAATATTACAAAAGTATTCAATGAAGAACAAAAATTCCCAGAAATGGATGCAGAAGCAATTAGCACACTTTATACATTAAAGAATGCTCAAGAAGCTATTACTTCATTAAGTACTGGAGCTGTTACTTCAGCTAATGTATTAACTTATTTTGATACATTAATGGATAAAATGGATGAAGCACGTGTTCCTCAAACTGGAAGAATTTTATATTGTGATACATTCACAAAGACTTTAATTGATAATGCTAAAGATAGTGCTAGATATTTAAGTGCTACTGATGAAGAAATCAAACGTAAATTATCAAGAATTGATGAAGTTGCAATTAAATCAGTTCCATCTGCATTAATGAAAACAGCTTATAATTTCTATGCTGGTAATGAACAATCAGGACAAAATAACGGATTTGCTCCAAAAAGTGATGCTAAATGCGTTAAGATGTTACTTATTCATTTAAGTGCAGTTATTCCAGCAATTAGTTATGAATTTGCACAACTTGAAGATCCAAGTGCTCTATCACAAGGAAAATATGTTTACTTTGAAGAGTCTTTTGAAGATTTATTCATTTATAACAAGAAACATAATGCTATTCAATTTGTTGTAGAGAATGCACCTGCTTCAGGTAGTGTTTAAAAATAAGTGACAATAAGTCACTACAGGAGGTGACTTTATGAGTCAATATGTAGATAGTAGTTATTATTATGATGTTTACAAAGGTGTAATTCCAATTAAAGATATTGATAGGAAATTACAAGAGGCATCAGAAAAAATAGATGAAGTAACTTTTAATAGAATTGTAAAAATAGGTTTTAATAATTTAACTGATTTTCAAAAAGAAAAGATTAAAGAAGCAGTTTGTGCTCAAGCTGATTATATTTATGAGAATGGTTATGATAATTTTGGAAGTATAGATAGCTATAGTGTTTTAGATATTACTGTTAATACTAAAGATAGTAGTTCTGATTCAGCAAAAGCTAATATGTCTTCTTTTGCTTATGATCAAATAAATAAAACAGGTTTAACATGTAGGAGTTTTAGATGGTAAAAAACATTCAAAAACTTCCATTTCCTGATTTTCTTTTAAAGACACCATATACAGCTTCCTTATATCAAGCAGGGATAAGCGAAGATGGTGAGCCAACTACTGCTTTAACTGTTGAAGGAAAATGTATATATAGTGAAAAAGCAAAAAGAATTATTGATGCCGATGGTAAACAAATTACTTTATTAGGAAGAGTTATTGTCAAAGGTGATATAGCACCATCATTAAAAACAATTAGTGATGGTGTTATTACCATCAATAAAAATACTTATGAGATACATGCTGGATATAGGCCTAGGAATCCAGATGGATCAATTCATCATACCATGTTTGAAATTAAATAATGAAAGCAAGTGTTTCTTTATATCCTCATGCTATTGAAAATATAAAAGGACAGGCAAGACAAGCATTAGCTGAAACTGCAGATGCAATCAAAAGCGATTTGATTCAAAGTCAAACAATGCCATTTGATACAGGAGCATTGCAAAATAGAAGTACTTTTGTTGATACTTCTGATCTAAGTAGAGATGTAGTGCATATTGTAAGTGATACTCCATATGCACGAAGACTATATTTTCATCCAGAATATCAATTTCAAAGAACTAAAAACAAGAATGCTGGTGGTTTGTGGTTTCAACCATATATTGATGGAAGCAAGCGAAATTTTGCTCAAAATACATTTGCTAGGATTATGAAAGGGAAAATATGAGTTTAAAAGATTTAAAGGACTATTTTAAAACTAATTTTTTAATTGGTGAATCAACATGGACTAATAGTATTTCTATTGGCAAAATAGATAATAATTCAGAAAAAGCAATATGCTTTTATAATTCACAAGTAAACTTACCTTATCAAGGTATAATTGGTGGAAAAAATAATAAGAGTACAAAGA